GACAGCATCTACCAAACACCAGCATGGCGCACAGTAAGACAGAGACAACTATCCATCCAACCTTTATGCCAAGCCTGCCTAACTAGGGGCAAGGTAGAGCAAGCACAGCACGTTGACCATGTGTTCCCGTGGAAGGCAATAGGCAAGCACGCTTTCCTGAACAACATCTTCCAAAGCCTATGCCATGCAGACCACAGCCACAAGACCAAACTGGAACGCCAAGGCAAGTACACACACTACACCCAAGATGGCGAGAAAGAATACACACAGGCCGACTATGCGTTTATGGTGACAAATGCAAATAGGAATTGAACACCAACCCAAAGGCGCAAGTGTTGTTTACTGGATACACAAGCCCGAACATACCGACATTACCAAACAAGGATATGTAGGAATTACCAATGGTATGGCCCGTGAAAGATGGTTAGAACACAAAAGGGCGGCACGCACAAACCCCGACAAACATTGTGCGGTTGTTAATCGGGCTATCTGCAAACATTCCAACCTAATCTATGAAGTAGTTGTAGTAGCCGACACCCGAGAATATTGCGAACACATTGAAGGATTGTTAAGACCTACTAACCAAATAGGTTGGAACATTGCCCGTGGTGGTATGCCCGTTGATACTATGATGGGTGGCATAGCCAATAGGGAACGATGGATTAAATATTGGATTGATAACCCTAATGAAGCAGCAACCCGTTGGTGGGAAACAGAACAGGCATTACTTAACAAGCAAGCCATTGAATACCGCAAGGCAACCAAACCTAAACCATTTACACAAGATAGGAAGCCCCATAAGGATAGCAATTCAGGATGTGTAGGAATTACATGGTTTGCTAAGTACAGTAAATGGCGGGCGCAGATAGGCGTTAGTCCTATTGTCATTACCTTGGGTTACTTTGATATCAAAGAACAAGCGCAAAATGCCTACCTACAAGCCAAAGCCATTTACAAATCGCATAAGCTCGGCGAAATAGAATTGCATGAAGCAATACGACAAATCAAAGGCGATAAGAGTGGACTTTTGTTTTAAAAACTTTTTTATTTTGGAACTGTTCCAAAGCAAGCTCGGGGGCAATTGCCCACAATCGCTTTTGGCTTTAGGGGGTTTCCCTAAAAAAAGGTAAACTACAAAAATGGCAAACAAAATCCCACCTGAACTTCACTTGGTGCATGGCACAAAGCCCAAGCACGGCACTGCAACCTTGCCCGAGTCTGTGCGTCTAAGGGTTCCCAAGGCCGATTGGCTGGACGACCCAGACAAATGGGACAGAGACGCTTTTGTGCTAGAGACTTCTGACTTCCTTTGGGAGACTTACGGCATTGGCTCTAATCAGGACAAGCACGTTCTGGCTGCGCTGGCAAACCAGATGGAGATTTACATCAAGTGCATGAAGGGCGTAGCAAAGGGCGGCATTGTTACGACTTTCAACAACGGCGCAACCGTGGGGCCAAACCCTTATCTGACGGCAGGGGACAAGGCGCTCAGTCGGGCCGTGGTGCTGATGAATGAGCTGGGCTTGACCCCTAGAGGCAGGCTTGCAACAAACAAGCAAGAGGGCGGCAAGTACGCTAAATTGCTTTCAGGCCCATGAATTACGAAGACGGTATTATGTATGCCGTTGAGGTATCAAAGGGCGAGATAGCAGTTTGCCGCAACATACGCTTGGCCTGTCAAAGATTCCTTGACCAACTGGAAAACAAGGACTGGGCTTGGGAATTCCACATTAAGTATGTCGCACACATCCTAGAATTTATCTCTACGCTCAAACACACAAAAGGCCCAGACGCAGGAAAACCCCTAGACCTTCAGCCCTTCCAGATATTTGCGCTTTGTGCGATTTATGGATTTAGGGCAAAAAAAGACCCAAGCAAGCGCATGGTCTCGGATGTGATTATTTTTATCCCTCGCAAGGCAGGCAAGTCAACTCTAACGGCAGCGATAGCTTTGTACGAGCTGGCCTTTGGCGAGGCAGGCTCTGAGGTCTATTCCTTGGCGACAACCCGAGATCAAGCAAGCATTGTCTTTACGGCAGCGACTGGGTTCATTGAGGCTATGCCGCACGATGTGGCAGCGCTTTACGCTAGCGGCAGGCATCAGATACAGAAGGCTGGCGACCCGCAGTCGATGTTTAAAGCGTTAAGCCGAGATGCTAAAAAGACGGGTGACGGCATGAACCCGAGCTGCGCCATTGTGGATGAGGCAGCTCAGATTGTCGACAGGAACTCGATTGAGGTTCTACACTCTGGCATGGTGGCACGGCAAAACCCGCTACGGATATACATCACAACGGCGAGCTTCACCAAGGAGACAAAGTTTTACGAAGATATGCAGATGCTGCAAACCATGCTAACGGGCGAGGCAACTGATAACCCTCGATGGTTTGGGTTGCTATACAGCCTAGATCCGGGGGACGATTGGCGAGACCCCCAGACATGGGCCAAGGCAAACCCTATGCACGGCATTTCAATCTTTGAAGAAGCCATTGCTCAAAGGGCAGAGGAGGCCAAGCACAAACCAGCGGCGTTAAATGAGTTCCTTTGCAAAACCCTAAACATCTATGTCAGCGCCAATTCTGCATGGGTTGACCGTGCATATTGGGACAGCGATAAGTGCAAGATTGTTGAGGAGCGTGAGCCAGAGGCCGTCTTTATGGGCTTTGACTTAGCGGCAACAAGGGATTTGAACGCAGTCTGTACTTTGAAGCGGTACGCTGATGATGACTACGAAGCAGAGTTTAAGTTCTTTCTACCCTCAGACGGCTACGATTTAATCCCCAAGCACTATGGCGACATATTTGCCGTGGCCCGTAGATCGGGGATTCTCCAGATCACAGAGGGCAATGTGATGGACGACAGGGAGATTTCCGATTACATTATTAGCCAATGCTCCAAGTACGATGTAAAAGAGATCGGCTTTGACGCTTACAACGCTGCAAGCCTAGTCGCCCGTTTGAACGAGGCAGGACTACCCGTTAAGAAGGTCGGGCAGGGCATGGCAGTTTTAAGCAACCCGAGCAAGCATTTGGAAAAGTTGATTCTTAACTATTCTGTCAAACATGATGCAAACCCGTTTGTAGGATGGCAGCTAGGAAATTGCGAAGTGTACGAAGATGTGAATGGAAACATCAAAGTCCGTAAGAACGAGGCAGACAAATCAGCGAAGGTTGATGGTATTATTAGTTTAATCATTGCCATACATTGCAGTCTGGACAATGCGGGGTCTAGCGGATTTGGTTTTCGTACCTTTTAAGGGGTAAAACATGGCTTTATTTGATATTTTCAAGCAAAAAGACACAATAAAAAGCGAAAGCAACACGCTCTTTGGGCAGACTGCGCTAGGCAATAATGTCATTTATCAGGGTACGCAGCAGTATCCGAACACAGCGACTCAGCTACTTTATGTAACAACGGGCACTTCCAACAGTGCTGGTCGCCCTGTGGACATGACTTTGCTGACCCGCAACAGCACGGTAATTGCTTGCGTAGCGGCAAAAGCTCGGGCGTTAAGTCAACTCCCAATTCGGGTCGTTTCCCAGTCCGATGACGGCGTGTATGTTGACGCTATAAAGTCAACAACCGTTGGAGCACGGGATAAGGCCAAGGCCAAACAAGTCGCTAATCTGCTGGCGCAGCCTAATAACTTTCAATCAACTTACGAATTCTTTTACCAATGGTTAATGTGGTACGAGCTGTCGGGCGAGGCGTTTACGCTGTGGTGGAGAAAGAATCAGGAGTCATCTACCGAGACCCCGTTAGAGATGTACTTGCTGGATTCAAGTCTGATCTCAGTCACGATTACGCCAACCCGCTATCCATCTTTCAGGCTATCAACCCCGTCTTATGGGTTTAGCAAAGATCAGCCCTTGTCTGCCCATCAGGTCATGCACATTAAGGAAATGAACTGGCAAGGCTCGGCTGGCTTTAACAAGGGACTGTTGGCTGCGGAGCTGGTAAGCCTAGACCAAGACATTGATATGTATGCTAATTACATTATGCAAAACGGGGCCAAGCCCTCGGGAATGTTTACAACTGAAAATGTAATCCCTGATGGCAAATACAAAGAAATCGCTGCTAGGCTTAAAGAAGCGTGGTCAGCAATGGTTGGCTCCAAGCAGTCAGACCCTTCCAAGGCGGGTCAGGGTATGCTTTTAGATCAAGGCATGAAATACACGCCTTTGAATATGCTTAATCTGCAAGACACGGACTGCGCCAAGCTGAAAGAGCAGACGATGAAGCGTATTTGTGGCTTGTTCGGCGTACCCCCAGCAATGATTGGCATTGCCGACCAGAAGTACAATAACACCCAAACAATGATGGATGAGTTTTACAAAAGCTCCATGTACCCGACTTTGATTAACTTGCAGCAAAAGCTCAAGCAACATTTATTTGTCGGATTTCCTAATTTGTCGGTAGAATTCGACACAAGGAATTTTTTAAAGGGCGACCCTTTGAGCCAGATGAACTTTGCTGTGGCAGGCGTTGGCGCAGGGGTTATGACCCCCAATGAGGCCCGTGAATACATGGGCATGCCCAACATCGAAGGGGCAGACGAGTTAAAAGACATGACAAAACAGGAGCCAATCAAAGGCTCTAGCCCACAGGACACGGGCGGCGGCGGTGGCAACCAAACTAAGAAAATGAACATAGGCAAATAAAAATGCCCATTGATTTTCAAAAAATGGTAGCATTGCTGCAAAGCTATAAAGCTAAACCGCAACAGAAGCGGGGTCGCCCAACAATATATGACATTGACCGAACTAAAGTCGATGAGGTAATCAATGACACAAAATCTGACCATGATCTGCGAAGCGCAACTAATCGTAGAGGCGAAAAGCGAATCACAAACGGGTAAAATCGAAGCAACAGTAACGACATGGGGCGCACGGGAAGGTGCAGACGGTCGGCGCTTTAACTACCAGCCCGAGGGCTTTATGGATTGGGCAAATGAGTTTGCTCAGAATGCCCGACCCCTGCCCATGTTTGTTAACCACAACTCAGACGCTGTTCCCGTGGGCGAGTGGACTGCATTTGAGTTTACCGACACAGGCATGACTGCCACGGGCCGTATGTATACAAATACAACGATAGGCTCAGACCTTTACAAGATCATGCAAGAGTCGCCCCAGATGTTTGGCGGCGTTAGCGTTGGCGCATACGCTGAAGACTATCAAATGGTTAACTCAGATGGCGAGCCAGATCAGGGCGATGAGGCGTACTTCCAAATCACCAAAGGTGGCCTGCGTGAAGTATCGGTGGTCATGTATCCAAATAATCCACAAGCAGAAGTCAGCAAGCTAGAGTTCTTCATGGAAGACGGCTCTGTTGATTTGCGACAATTAGAACAATCTTTGCGAGATGCAGGGGTTTCTAAACAGAATGCGGTTGCTGCTGCTTCTGTATTCAAGCAAGTAATTGAGCAGCGAGATGCTGTGAAAAAACCTGCTGAACCGATTTTGAGAGATTCAGAAGCGGAAGCAACCGAAGCGAAGATTCTCCAAGCCTTAGAGCAAAGAGAGCTTCTTAAACTCCTAGATAAACGACTGAAAGGTTAATCATGACTCAAGTTATTCTCGATAAATTGGACGCAATCGAAGCTAAACAAGCCGAGAGCGTTTCTGCTGTTGAAGCAAAAATCCCTGCCGCTATTGAGGCCGTTAAAGCCGAATTTGCGGAAATGGTTGCTGCGCTGGAGGCCAAAGTCTCTGCTGTGCAAGCTCCCGCAGTTATTAAGGTCGCCAAGACCGTTACTGCTGATGTCAATCGTTCTGTAAAAGAGCAATTGCGTGACTTCTACAAAGGCAACAACCGAGTTGAAAAAGAACTGGTCATGTTTGCTGACGAAAGCCAATATGCAGCTTTCCAAAAAGAAGCCTCTGCATTGACTGGCTCTGGCGCTGGTGTTGGTGGTCGCACGGCCTATGACCCTGTGTTTGCTGCGCTGCGTTTGCTCAATCCTATGCGTGGCCTCTCCCGTCAAGTCGGCACTGATGGCTCAACCTA